CAAGTGATACTGAGTTGGAAAAAATTTGGAAGTCTGAACATTCTTTACAAGAGTTTATCTCTCCTTCAAACTTTAAAACATACGAAGAACTTGAAGAAAGATTGAATGTTGTTCTTGGTATTAAAGTTACTCCTGCTGCCGCTCGTGCTGCTGCTGTGACTAAAGTACACGATGATGAAGATGATGAGTTTGCACAACCCAATCCATCTTCTGTTGTTGATGAAGATGACGATGCACTTTCATATTTCTCTCGTTTAGCAGAAGAAGAATAAAATAAACTAAAAAGAGAGAACTTATGTTCTCTCTTTTTTTATATTCCTGAAGTTTTTGTATTGTTATTTATATAAGAATTTGACAGAGAATATTCTGCTAATGATGTAAATTGAGAAACAAAATCATTTAAATAAGATGGATTTAAAATATATATTTCTCTTTTTTCATCATTCAACATTTGTTCATATTGATAATTAGATACAGGAAAAGAAATTGCAGAACCAAGAAAATTATAATAGTTTACTGCTCCGCTTGAAGCATCCGTTCTATTTGGAAATATAAAAAACCCGTTATAAAAAGATTCATCTACTATTAAACCTGCTTTTTGTATTTCTTCTCCTAAACCATTTAATACCTGATACGTCATATAGTGATGTGGCGATTCTTCATTTCCGCTGCCATATTTTGATGTAACCATATCATATAATTTATTTTCTTCAATAGGATAATCAAAAATTGGATTAATTATGTTATTTGTAATCAATATAACCCAATCATAACCAGTATCTCCATAAAACTTTTGTGATAATGAATCTGGTCTTTCTCCATCATTTATTATATATTTATTAAAATATACCGAATAAGAAAAAGAAGTATCATCCATTGCAATTTTTTTAAAAAAATTTTTTGCCAAAACATATTCAACATTAGAAAAGGGATATGATAATGGTTTTTTATCGTAAACTATATTTGGAATTAAGTTAAAAAACATTTTTAATACATTCCCGTTTCTTTTGTTTCATCTAATATATAAGGATATTCTCCTTCATAAAGAATTTTCAGTTCTTTAAATGATAAAGATAAATCTACACCAATAGGAGAACCGTCTGAATAAGTTGACCAAACTCCATTGGGACTATAATTTATATTTACATGAGTAATTGCACATATTTTATATTGAGATACATTTTTATTAATTGATGAACCAGTCATAAAAGTCACTTCAACAATTTTTGGAATACTTAGTAAGTTTTTTTGAAAAGCCGGAACATTTTTATAATCTCGGAGATTATTAACTGGTGTCATTGTAGAAGGTAAAGATGCTTGTTTGAACGTATCACAAATTTGTCTTATGGTAGCGGATTCTTTTGAATTTCTAGCCGACATTTTGAACGAAAGTCCAAATTCTCTTAATGTTGGTCCTTGATATAAAACTTCTATGTTTGGATTTAAAATTGTTCCTGTTGTAGAAGATAATATATCATTTCCACTTATATCCCCTCCTCCTAAACCGAAATCTTTTGATACTTCATTAAGAACACGGGCTATTTCCGAAGCACCGGTTACACCTAAAAGTCCTAGTCTATTGTCTAGAACCCCACTTTTAAATTGCTTTACTTTCTCTATCAAAGTCGCGGCATTACCTTGCTCTATTTGACTTATTGTCTCAAGTACTCCTCCAACAGTACTTAAAGAAGCAGACATTAATGGAGATACGGATTTACCAGCCCAAGAAGAAGAATAATTTGCTGTTATTTGTCCTCCACTGGGCATATAAAGTGCTATAGAAGGATAATTATTTCCTGTCCTTTTAAAAGTAGTATTCCCACCATTAAGTTTTGCTGGGTAAACTCCAGGTCTATTTTCGGTTGTAAACCGAAAATTTATTAAATTTTCGGGTGTAGATAAATTGCTAATGCTCGTATAGGATGTTGATGCGGGAGTTACAGAAGTATTATTTTGTTGATTTGTGTTTTTACCGTTATATGGTGGAGAATATTCGTAAAATGTAAATCTAACCCAATCAGATTCTTTTGATGTTAACGGTATATCATCTGGATATCTTAATATCAAATTTTCTTTATTGAATGCCGTAACACCAACTCCAAATTCTGGTGCTACTGGTTCATCATTTAATGCTTTAAAATATTCCTTAGCAACCTTAGCAAGAGGGGAATCCGTAGTAGTTGGAAGGTTTTGAAGTGCAGATAGAGATAGTTTTTTGGTTTTTATTAAATTTATAATACCCTCAATTGGTTTATTGCTAGTTTCATCATAAAGGTTTTTAATGTATTTTATATAAAAATCATATGTTTCTTGATATTTAGGATCAGTTGGATAACTGTCGCCAGTTAAATGATTCATAGCATTAACTAAATCGGTAAAATTATTATATTTGTTACTGGTTACTATACTCCAATATGCATCATAAATAGGCTTATAACTAGCATCTGGATTAACTTCGGATTGAAATTTAAAATATATGTGACCCAGTGCGTCACCACGTTTGAATGTTTGTAACACTGTGTTGAGTATAGATACAGCCATATTACTCCACCTCCTTTATATCTTCTTCTTGTCCATATCCTTTAATAATTCTTTGTGCTTTAAATTTATTATAATAAGTTTTTTGAGTTTCTTTCCAAACATCAACAGAATTATATGGAAGTATTATTTCTCCCCTCACTTTTATAAAATGTTCCACGGGTATATTAATTGCTGTTTGCCATTCTTTTGAAGCAAGATCCAACAAAAAACCATATATACCCTCTTTGTGATAAAGATGAAAACATGCTTTAGGAATATCAATTTTATTTTTTTTCAATTTATCTATTACCAAAGGTCTTCTTTTGGGATCTAAATAATGAAGATTTGCTCCATAAAAATATTGAGATTTTGTCCATATAACATACACTAAAGGAAAAGTATCATAATAAGGAAGACGATCTTCGGTTTTTGCTTTATATTGAAAAAAAAATAATCTTCCTTCTCTTGTAAATTTTCTTAAATGATTTTCATCTCGATATTCTACTGGTTTAGTACTATCTCGTTTTTGTTCGAGCATTAGTTTATATGGCCTTTTAATATATTGCGCAGCCATAGTTCTTAACTGTCTTCTATACCAAACTGGTGTTTGTGTTCTTCCTTTTGCTTCTTTTTCTATACGTTCAAAAAGAGTAGCAAAATCTTCTCTTTCAAATTTTTGTTCGTCCTTTTTATTTTCTTCCGAATATTCTGATATCATATTTGATTTTTTTATTTACATATATTTTTAAAATAACCAAAATGATATCAAAACATTATTTATTTTTATTATTTTCTTCTTCAATATATTGATTCAACATAATTATATATACTTGTTTTTCCCAGGGCATCATATTTTCAAGTTCAAATAAAGAAAATTTATGATGGTACATCAAATTAAAATTTGTTTTGTAATAATTAGCAAGATTTTCATGAAATAAACTTATCCGAAAAAATTTGCTAACCCTTCTATTTCATATTCAGATTCAACGCCAGTTTTTGGATTTGTTAGATTTACTTTATGAATTAACTTAGGCATAGTAATGAAGAATTCTTGAATAAGTTCAAACTGTTTAGCAGTAAGTGCTTCAACATATTCAGTAATTTCTTTTTTAGGTGTTAAATTTGCATCCCAAACTTCAATTCCGTCATATATTTTATCAATACAGTTGACAATGATATTAAAAATATCTTCGGTTGAAGGATTTTTTTGTAATATTTGAGAATTTAAAAATTGATCGAAACCTGGATATTTCATTACAAATCCACTTGTTTCGCTGAGTGCTATTTTAGAATTATGATTTTTTGGAAATTGAACTTCAACCGTTTCCAAATCTAATTCATATTCTATTGGAGTTTGTCCATCGTCTTTGCTAGTAAACTTGAGTTGTATTTTTTCTCCAACAGATTTAGAACGAATACGAAGAAATATGTATTCAACATCAAACATAGCAAGTTGTTCAATTTTAACTCCTTTGGTAATAATGCAACTTTTTAAAATATTAATAACCGAATCACGAATCATTTTTTCGTCTTGGGATTCCATAGCAATAAGAAGAATTTTTTCTTCTTTTACTAAAAATGGTCTATATTTTATTGATTTTTTTGTCGAGGGAATGATTAAATCATATACAGGTACAGAGGGCTTTGGTAAAGGCATAATTTATTCCAAAAAGTAATATAGTTATTTTTATATATTTATGTATCATACATAATAAAGTTTCGGTGATATATATCAACCAGTATGGGTTTCCAGTAACCCCGAATACGTTGTGGTATTCGTTCCATTATTAGAAGGAATCTTTTTACTTCTAATATTAGAATAAAAAGGCCACCATTTTTCATAATAAAAATTGGCACTTATTTTAACTAATTGAGAAGAACCAAAAGATAACGGAATATTATCAATTGAATATGGAAATACTCTATCAAAAATATATCTTATAGAATCTCTACCTATTTCAGAATCAGCATTTTTTTCTGCTTTTTGAATATTTAAACGTAAAACATAATCATCTGGATATGATAATCTAGTGGTTCTATTTTTAGATCTATGATTATCCGTACTATTACCATATTTATCAACAGAAGAATCATTATAAGAATTTCCGTCGTTATCATATTCATTTGCTATAACTTGCATCCAAGCAGTTAAAAACTTTAATGGTGTCATATTGGCATCACATATCCAAGAAAGTGTTAAATCATCAAATATTCTTGTGTGTGGATATAGATATTGCCCAGATCCAGTATAAATTCCAGAAAGTTGTCCAGTTGCCAATTGAACACCCGGTAAAGATGCTTCATCGCACATCAACGATATTACAGTAGCAGGATTGTTATATTTTCCTGAACTTGATTGCATTGAATTAAAATCAAAAGATGGTAAAACATTCTTTAAATATTTTATTAAAGGATTATCATATGGATTGTTTTTAGAATTATGACTCGGACTTTGTTCAAATGTTACTTTATAAGTATTGGAAATCGCAACACCACCATTGGCGGATAACATACTCAAAATATCACTTATTTTTACCTGTTTTGGTTTATCGGTATCGTTTGCCATCTAAATAATTATAGTAAAATTTTTTTATATATATTTATTTATGGCATATTCTGGGTTTTACAGATTAATAAATTACAAAAAATATATTGGCAATCCTACAGAAGTTGTTTATCGTTCTTTGTGGGAAAGAAAGTTTATGGTTTTTTGTGATATGAATGATTCTGTATTGGAATGGGGAAGCGAAACAAATATCATACCTTATCGTTCTCCTTTAGACAATAAAATACACAGATATTACGTAGATTTTTATGTCAAAATGAAAACTAAATCAAATGAAATAAAAAAATATTTAATCGAAATAAAACCAAAAAAAGAAACAATACCACCAACATCCAATCCAAAATTAAAAAATAAAACTTGGAAAAATAGTATTATAACTTTTGTAAGAAATAAAGCAAAATGGAATGCCGCTAAAAATTTTTGCGAAGATAGACAAATGGAATTTTTAATACTTACGGAAGATCATTTAGGAATTTAATATGAAAAATGAAAATTTCCCAAATATTGAAAAAATTGTAAAAAAATTAAAAACTTTTTTTTCGTTTTTTGAAACTTTAAAATTAACAAATTCACCAAAGATTGGAGAAAAGTTTAAAGAAGTTCGCAAATCTCTGCAATCTTCGGCTGGATATTTGGATAACTTAAAGCCTCCAGTTGGACCTGTAGAATCAAATGTTATAAAAAATTTAATATCTCCAATAACCGATGCAATTGCTATTTTGGAAGATGTTATTAAAAAAGAATTAGGATTTGGTGTCCATAAAAATACAAAAAAACTTAAACCGTTTAAACTGTTTGGTTTTTTTAATTTTTCATTTAAGAGTATTGTTGAATTTATAGTAGGAAGTTCAGTGACAACGTATCTTGCTAAATCTGGTGTTTTAAATTGGATAGGGCAACACATTTTATCAAATTTGGTTTTACCTTCTGCATTAGTACATATGTTAGCGCCTTTTGGAATTACTGGTGCTGCATTAGGACTAGCTGGAGCAGCAATTCCAGTAGCAGTATTTTTGGTTTCAGCGCTTGCTGCTAAATTTTTCCCAGGGTTTGTAACCGATTTTGTTTTACCTAGTATATTTAAAGGATTCAACAAACATATAATTAAAAAAATAATAGATCCAGAAAAAATAATAAAAAAACTTGAAAATAATAACAAAAAAAACTTTTTTGACAAAATTTTGTTAAAATTTTTAAATTCAAGTTCTAAAAAACCAACAGAAACTGATGAAATCAATGAAATTGATGATTTTTATATTTTTGATGCTTTAAATGAACATTTTGAAAAGTTTAAAAATCATTTAAAAACTATTGAAGAATATTTAACAAAAACTCCTCGTTATAATAACCAAAAAATATTAAACGATGCTGAAATACATGCTAAAATCACCAGCGTTGAAAATATGGGTCCGTCTAATCAAAATGACCCTTCTGGTTTTAACAAAAAAGCAACAATTAATTTTAAAATAGAAAAAACTGAATTGGGCACAAACCAATTAAACAATTCAGACATACAAAATGCCGACATAATAAAATTACCATCTTCATCTAATTCTTCTACCAAAAATTCATCCCCACCTTTCTCTCCTCTATCTGGTGGAGGATTTTTAAATACTCCTTTTCCTGCATATGCAGGTGGAACAATAACCAACAACAATTATATAACTCCAGGCATTTATGATAATCCAACTAGAGGAAATCTTACTCCAGGACAAGCAGTAATTCCTTTAAACCGAAATGTTGGCAAAAATGTTTTAGGTGGTGGTTTAAGTGATATAAGACATTTAAGAGATTATGATCAACCGATGATTGATGTAATGTCTCAACCTTTACGAGCAATTGGTTTAGCAGCAATTGCAACCATAGGAAATTTTATTAGTGCTTTAGGTCCATTAGGTGGATTTTTTATACCTTATGCTACAGGAATAATTAAAGATTTTGCAAAAATCTTGGGCGTTCCTTTTAATTACGTTTCTACATTAATTCTTGGTCCTGCCTATGCTGCCAATAATGATTTAACATCACAACAAAATGTTTTTGCTGAAATTTGGAATGATGTGATGAAAAATTTTGGTATTAATATTTTCGGTAGTTCTAGTAATGAAAAAAATAAAACAAATAAAACAAATAATAATAACAATATACCATTGACCGGAAATACAAATGCAGAAAAAGCATACAATTTTTTTATACAAAAAGGATTGTCTCCAGAAGCATCGGCTGGTATTGTTGGTAATTTATTAGATGAATCTGGTACTTTAGGAAAAAATATACCAGGTTTAGAAAAAGGAGATTTAAATACAGGAGAAAATCAATCTGATGGTAAATCAAAATATTGGGGAATAGCAAATTGGGCATATAAAGATGGTAGAAGAGAAACTTATATTAATGGTGGTACAGTTAATGGTAAAGTTTGGAAAGGTGTTGGAGAAAACGGAGTTAATGATTTAAATAATCAATTAGAATATATTTGGTGGGAATTAGATAGTGGAAGTAATGTAGATAATATTTCATCTAACGGTCATTTATTAGATCAAATAAAAAGTGCTAAAACCGCTTCAGAGGCTGCTAAAATATTTGATGAAGGTTTTGAAAGATCCAGTGCTGGTCGTGAAGAAAGACAAAATTTTGCTGAAGAATTTTTAAAACTTGTACAAAATAAACAAAATGTTTCTGCTGAATCTGGAATAAACTTTGGTTCTGGAAATATTTTGGGTTCTTCAGTTTTCCACGGACCTAATTCTGGATATAATGTTTCTGATAATGTTAAAATGCACGGAACAGAAATATTAATGCCACAAAAAAATGGATTTTCAATTTTTCCTATTGAAAATAACAAATATAGTTTATCTAAAGATCCTATAAATACTTTACAAAGATGGCAAAGTATTATGAGTGGTGGTTCTAGCAATAAAACTTCCTTTGCAGATGGAGGAACTGTAACTGTTAGTTCTTCACAAGAAACATTTTATAAAAACATATATTCTCAATTAAAAAGTTTAGGTGCTACTGATGTTCAAGCACAATTAGGAGCAGTGCAAGCATCTTATGAAAGTGGATACGGAACAAGTGTTGCTGCCAAAAAAAATCATAATCTTTTCGGACAAATGAGTTCCGAAACTCAGTTAAAAAACTATAAAAGTGATAATGATTCTATTTCTTTTTGGTATAATCATTGGGGAAAACAAATACCAGCAAATGCAACTTTTTCAACGGCACTTAATAACGTTGTTAGTAGAAAATATAATGAGGAACCAAAATATATCGGTGATGTATTATCAGTAGCAAAATCAGTTGGTGTTGATGTTGGTAGTGTTGATTCTACTGGAATACCTGTAGAAACTAATAAAACATCTTCAGATCCATTTAATATAATTGACACCGCCATTAAAGACCTTGAATTTAATACAGTATTATTAGCAAATTCGTTCTCTGGAAAACCTATTACTAAAGAAGAATATGATAAGTTAAAAACTCAAATATATTCAGGAACTGCACCTATTGGAGTTAATAAAAAAACTCAAACTAGTCAAAATAGTATTTCAAATCTTACTGGTAGGGGAAACGGGGGAGACAAAAATATTGGATATCCTGTTGCTTCTGTTGATTATTCAAATTCTTATAGTTTTAATTTATTAAATAATAACCGAGGTTATATTAAAGAATACGTTCAGATTTTGACTACAGGAGCAAATTGTTAATAATATGACTTTTTATTTTTTTAATTGTTTAAACTTTCATCTATAAATGTAAAAATGTATGCCTGATATCAACCCACAAAAATTAACAGAAACATTTGGTGTTAAAGGTAAAAACAAAGATTCAGATTTTCATGTTATATTGACAAAACAGTTGAAAGAAATTGAAAATATACTTGTAAATATTTCTGAAACATTAAAAAATCAATTTAATATAAACAAAAACGAAGAAACCAAAAACAAAAACAAAGAAACTGAAAATAAAATAGAAGCAACAAATACAAATCAGGTTCCTCAAGAAATAGAAAAACCAGAGCCAGAAACCCAAGAAAACAGTATTTTTGGCAGTATTTTTGATTTTATAAAAAATTTATTTGGTAAGTTTGGCGAAGAAATAATACCAGCCATAAAAGGTGTTTTCGAAAAAATAGTACCAGTTATAGAAGGTGCTTTTGGAATTATTTCAGGATTATTAGAAGGTATTGGTGGTGCTTTTTTATTTTTATTAGAAAATATTATTGCTCCTATTGCAGCAGTTTTTGCTCTTGGGGGTGCTTTTAGTGTAATCGGAAACTATATAAAGGGTTTTGGCGATCAAATAAGAGGTCTAGACAAAAATATGCAACCTGGTTGGTTGAAAAATATTGTCGATTCCGGATTAAATGTTTTAGGAACTTCAGCAGATTTTAGTTCGGCTGCACTTCAAACATTAGGTATGCCTTTCAAGGGCATTTATAATTACCTTTCTTCTGAAGGTAATTGGGATGAATCTTTGAAAAAATCCAAAAAAGATGATAATAATATTAGAAACCAATGGGGAAAAGTGAGCGCAGGTTTGGGATTTAGCCCGGGCTTGAAAATTCCCTCATTGTATCCTCCTTCTAAATACGCCTCTGGTGCTATGATTGGAGAAGCCGGACCAGAAGCAGTAGTTAATTTGAACAGTTCCAAAGGACAAAAAATGTTCGGAAGTAGTTCAAGTAGTTCTAATTTTTCTGTTGATGACATAGAAAATACTTATTATTCTTCTTTGGGCGGAAGTATTTTAGCAGTAACAAAAGATTTTGTTGACGGAATGGGACCAATCGGAAGTGTAATATCGCCATTAATACAAAATGATATTGCCGATTTAGGAAGAAAGTTTAATATTCCCGTAACAGCAACAAAAGTTAATATTGGTGGATCGTCTTTACGATCCGATCCAAACGCTGGTAAAAAAGGAGAACAGTATCTTAAAGATCTTATAAAAGGAACTATAGATATTTTAACAGGTGATAAAACCAATAAAACTACACCTACATCTAGTGTTCCATCTGGTGGTGGCGGTTCTAATTCTGTAAATAGTACTATTTCCCAAACTTCTTCAAATATTACATCTTCAACAAATAATGTTAACTATGGCAATTCTTTTAACACAAATAACATAACAAAAGGAGATATCGTTGGTACCTCAAATGGGTTAGGTGTGATGGGTGGATCAACTTCATATAATTCATATAATTCTAATTCGAATCAATTTATTTCTAATTTATGGTCTAATTTAGGGGAGAATATTAAAAATATTTTTTCATCTTCAACAACGGAATCCTCGACGCCGTCGACGACAGACACAACGAAAAATCCCTTGTCAAATTTAGGATTTACATCATCATTTTCATCAACCCAATCAAGTAGTTCATCTAGTTCATCAAATCAATCTAACCAATCAAATAACAATTTATCTTCTGGTGCTTCTGGTGGTTCTAGTATTTTGGCAAAAATTGCTGCTGTTGCCACTAGTGTGCCAGATACAGGTGGACACTGTGTTGCAACTGTTCAAAAAATACTGGAAAAAGCAGGACAATCTTATCCTATTGCAGATGGACAAAATTATGCAAAATCATTTGCTATTAAATTAATGAAAAAAGGATGGGGTTCTATTGGAGGGAGTCAAACAGTTAATTTAATAGATAAAGATAAGTCGACTTATCAGGTGAATGCTATGTCTTATGATGATTGGAAAAATAATGTTAAATCTGGAAATATACCAACCGGATCTATTGTAATATCGACCAATACCGATTGGAATAGCGATATTGCTACAGGACATGATGCTTCTATTGCTTTAAATGGTGGAAAAAGTTTATGGAATGGAGTAGAGGCTTGGGCGAAGCCAAACAATGATGGAGTTGGTAGTATATATAGCGATACTAAGAGTTATATTGTTTTAACTCCCGGTGGTTCTAAATTATCATCAATAAACAATAACCAAACATCTCAAAGTACTTCTATTAATAATTCTTCTTCTACTACTAATAATTCTCAAACTACAGAATCATCGAATCCTTTTGATATAATTAATAATGCTACTAATGATATTTTTAAAAATCTTACATTAATGGCATATTCTTTTCTTGGAAAACCTATAGATAAAAATACTTATGATGATATTATGAGCGGAAAGATAGGAATTGAATCAATTGCATCATCTACTTCATCTACTTCATCTACTTCATCTACTGTTAAACCTGTTAAATCAAACGCCGGCGTCGCCAAAACATCGATAACGCCACCACCAAAATCAGTTTCATCGAACTCATCAACTCCAGGTGCAACCCCAGGCGGTAGTAGTGGTGGTAGTGGTATTACAGGGTCAAATCCATTTCTGACTGCTAATAATTTTCCAATAGGAACTAATTCTGATATTCATTTTAATGGTACCACTGCTGGGATTTTTAATCAATCGAGTTGGGCTTAACTCAATATAACTCACAAAAAATTAATTATATTTAAAAAAATAAATTAAATGCCTCAAAATAATGATAATAACGCAGATTCATTTCAAATAACTACCGATATAATATTAACAGATTTTTCTGGAAATACTCATTCTTTTTCTGGCAAAAATTCTAAAGTGTCTGTTTTAAATATTACAATTTTTGAATCCATAGAATTTCCATATATGCAAGCGGAGTTAAATGTTGTTGATATTGGTTTTAATTTAATAAGTGAGATTCCTATAACTGGAATGGAAAAAATTACATTTGGTATTAAAACTCCATATTTTTCAGATCAAGAATATAAATTTGATTTTAGAATTTATAGTGTCAGCAATAGAACTGCTTATAATAAAATGCATCAATATACTCTTAATCTTATATCATTTGAAGGTTTGCAGAATGAAATGTTAAGAATTGGAAAAGTAATGCAAGGTTATGGACATGAAATGGTTCAAAAAATAATGAAAGAAACATTTAAGACTAAGAAAAAAATAGATATTACTGATGTGTGTTTATATAAACTTAAATTAATACCAAGAAACTTAAGACCATTTGAATTTATCCATTCAATTCTTTCCAAATGTATACCTAAATCAATTGGTAGTAAAACTCCGGCCGCTACTACTATTAAAAATTTAAACCCTCAACACCAAAATTCAAATCAACAAAGCGATGTAACTCCTAAAGAAAATTTATTTGGTAGTGCTGGTTATTTTTTTTGGGAAACATATGATGGGTATATATTTAAATCAATTGACGCCCTTTGCAATCCTTTATCTGAAAAAACTATTCCGGAATATGCTTATAAAAACTATAATCCCGATCCGGGACATTCTATTATAGAATATCAATACACAACAGAAATTGATTTGATGAAAAAGTTTAGAGCAGGAACTTATAGTTCTATGATAGTATTTTTTAATCCATCTTCTGGAATATATCAAGAATTTCTTTATGATATTAATAGTTCTTATAAAAAGATGAATCATTTGGGAAAAGATGAAACAATTCCACCTGCAATTCAAGAGTTTTCTAAATACCCCACAAGGATAATGACACAATTTCCAGATTCAGAAACATATTATAATGGCGCAGGAATACCAGATTATTCTGATTATCCAGATTATAGACAACATTATATGTGTCAATCTATCGCTAGAAAATTTTTATTAAAAAATCAAGAACTACATATAACTGTTACCGGAAATTTAAGTTTACGTGCTGGAGATAAAATAAAAGTATTATTACCAAATTATTTGGCGGATAATTTAAAATCTCCTTCGGAACAATATGATAAAATGAATAGTGGATTATATTTAATTAAAAGTATTTCTTATAGTTTTTCTCTTAAAAATAATGATAAAATTAATACCGGACAATGTGATATATTTTTAATAAGAGATTCTTTAGGAGCATTTACATTATAAACTACATAAAAAATAATACATAAAATGAAAAAAAATAAAATAAGTTACATATGTTTATTAATAAAAAATTTTTATAATAAAATAAACAATAAACAGAAAAATTTAGAAAAAAAATCAACTCCGTTTGAAAACTATTGTAAAGATAATCCAGAAGCATTGGAGTGTAAAATTTTTGATTTATGATGCAAGATTTTTTTAATCATTCTAATTTTGCTGGAAGAGACGGTTTTTATTGGTGGATAGGGCAAATAGAAACCAAAAGAGGAACTCAAAAAAAAGAATACGATGTCCAATATAAAGTAAGAATTGTTGGACATCATTTATCAAATTGCAACGCAGTTCCATCGGAAGATTTACCTTGGGCAATTGTAATGATGCCAGCAATTGCTCCAAGAAGACCTGGAAATACTGATGGACAATCTATAAAATACGATAGCGGAGATTGGGTAATTGGATTTTTTCTTGATGGAAATGAAGGACAGCACCCAGTTATTATGGGTTCGCTTCCTTTACAACATAATGCTACAAACAACACAACAAAAACATTTTTAAATCCAGATAGTACTTGTAACGCATTTAATACTCCCATTCCATCCGATATTCATCCACAAAGTGATTTATCTACAAATACATGGGATTTAATAAAAAATTCGGAATTTAAAGGTTTTACTCAATTAAATCTTATTCCTAATGGAGGAAGTCTTCCTAATTATTCTTTGAATATTGGTGGTGGTGATGCTGCGATCCCAACTGGGACTGGGGCTGCTGTTGTATCTGGTGGTAATGCTCTTGCTACCAATTCCAATCCTAATGCTTCAAAATTACAAAATGCAACAAAAACTTGTAGTACTGATCTTAATCCATTTTCTCCATTTTTCTGCATAGCAGTTTCTGATGCAAAATGTATTGAAGAAAGTTCTTTTCAATCTTCCATTCAACAGATTCTTACAGAACTTTTTGCAAATATATCTAATAATGGTGGTAGTTTTAAAAACGGCATTTTAAGTCCATTCACAGGACAGATATACGATTTTGTTGCAATTGCACAAGGATATATCAACAAAATAAACACTTTAATTAGTTCTTCTCTTACCAGAGTTAAAGGAGAAATCTATGCTCTC